TCAGACCTCTCCTTCGGGGAATGTGAACCGGGCGACGATCCGGCGCGCCCAGGGCTGTGACAGCGGGCTTTCCACCACGCCATGTCCGCAATAGGCGTGGATGAAGCTGGCGCTCTCTCCGACCTCGGCGGCAATGCCCAGATGCTTTGCGATACCCTTGTCGCGCATGCGAAACAGCAGCACGTCACCGGGGCTGTCCGATCCGGCGCGACAGGGCACCAGCCACCGCCCTGCCGCCTGCCACAGGGCTTCCTGGCCCCCCGGTTCTGCCCAGTCCGCCGTATAGGGCGGGACAGCTTCCGGCTCAGTTCCGCAAAGCTCGCGCCAGATGCCCCGCAACAAGCCAAGGCAATCGGCGCCCGCGCCCCGAACGCAACCCTGATGCCGGTAGGGCGTCCCGATCCAGCTGCGTGCCGCGTCGACCACCTTCAGGCCATGCCTTAACTTCACCGCAGCCTCCCCCCGTCATTGGGACCAGAGTCCGTGGGATAGGACAAAAGCCAATCCTCACCGGGAATATGCGGAAACCCGCGAAAATTATTGAAATTGTTGAATTTACCCTGGCAGGTTTCCGCGCGCCGATCACATCCCGCATCCAGCCGGATCCGATCACCAGCGGCCACCCGCGGCCCGATGCGGTCCCAAAGCTCGATAACCCGCCGACCGTCGTCGATCCGATCGAACTTGATCAGCCCGATGACCCCGCGCGCCTCACCGTCCAGCAGCCGCGCCCGGCCCTTCTCGAACCAGCCCCCGGCAAAGCCCGCCAGGCCGGCAAACCCGAAAACGCGCCCCTCCCTATGCGTCTCGACGACCCCCTCAACCGAAAACCCGGGCCTATTCAGATCAAAGCGGCATTGCGCATCGCCCAGAATGGCAGCGCAGTCGCGCTGAAAGACCCTGCCTTGCGGCTGGTTCAGGGCTTCGGTCAGGCCCCGCAACTCGGCGCGGAACGCGCCCCCGGACCGGATGATTTCGCCCAAAGACCCGCGAAACTGCAGCAGACGCTGCCCGACATCGCTCCAGTTGACCAGCCAGCAGCGAACCTCGGCCGCATCATAGCGCCCTGCCATCAGATCGGCCTCGGTGACGGCGGCGCTGCTCAGCGCACCGACCGCTTCCGTATTGTCGACGGCAAAGCCGGTGGTCTGCATCAGGGCGCGCGCCGTCATGCCCGTCCCGGCCCGGAAGGAAATCCCGTCAAAACTCAGGTCGCGGTCGTGATCGGTAAAGCCCAGCACCGCGCCGTCCCGGCGCCGGATCGCCCAGGCCCGGCACAGGGTTGCACCGCCCCCCGCAAGATGCGCCAGCAGATCCTCGCGCCCCGCCATCAGACGCGCAGCTCCACCACCGGCACCGAGGGCACCTCCCCCGCCTGAAACGCATCGATCGAGGTCTGGATGCGGTCCGCATCAAATCGCACCGGGACATCGAATTCGAACCCTGCCGAGATGACGGCCCCCAAGGCGGGGGCCACGGCAAAGGTCACGGTCCCGGTCGTGGCCGTCAGCGTCCAGTCCTGGCCAATTGCCGTTTCCACTCCGCCGACCGCCACGCGCACCGATCCCGCCACCGGCTTCGCGATCGGGCGCTGATAGGTGCCCACGCCCGAAACATAGGTCTTGCTCAGTGCAAAGCTTGTCCGCATCCCGTCCCCCTGTCCGATGAACTGGTCCTGCGGCGTGACTGGCTGTGAAGAGGCTGCCGACTTGAAATCCGCCCAGTCTTTCCAGCGAAAGCCGTGAAGCTGGCCGCGCCGCGCCTCGAAAAAGGCGATGACCTCACCCAGATCGTCCAGGCTGCGCAGTCCCAGCCCCGCATCATAGCGGCGGCGCGAATGTTCCCAGGGCGTGCTGCGCTCTTCATGACCGTTTGTCAGCGTCACAATCTCCGTCCGCCGCTCCGGCCCGCCGGACGATCCGAAACTCAGGTTCACCGGGAACCGCACCTCGTGAAATCCCATTGCGTGCCCTCATCTGTTCCTCTGGCCACGTGCCAGCATCCGGTTGACCTGCGCGGCAATCTGTCCCTGACTGCGCTCAAACCCCTGCACATCGGGCGTTGAGACGTTCATCACCACCGAAACACCCCTGCCGCCGCCCCCGGCGCTTTGAACGCCAAGGCGGCCATCGGCCCCCCGCGACAGCGGCAGAATGGCTTCCGGCCCGGCCTCGCCCATCAGACCCTGCCCGCCGCGCATCGCAAAGCCGGTGGGGCCTGTCACGACGCCGCCGCGCGCAAAGGGCGTGACGCGGCCCTGCGCGATCACCCCGCCTGTCGCAAAGGGCGTGACCGCCGACAGCAGCCCGCCAACCCCTTTCGCCACAAGGCCGCTCAGCGCATCGGTGACGGGCCGGGTCGCCATGCGATAGGCGGTATCGGACAGGGATTTTCCGATCCCCTGCAGCGCGTCCGACAGCTTGGTGCCGTCAAAGACAAGACCATCAAAGGCGCGGCGCAGTCCGGTGCCGATCCCGCTCGACAGCTGGGTCACCTCGCGACCTGCCTGGGCAATCCCGCCCTGCATCTTCCCAAGCTCGCCGCTCAGGCCCCCGATCCCGCCCGCCGTCGCCACACAGGCGCCCTCAAGTGCCGCGATCTTCTCTGACAAAGTGTCGATCTCGATCATCCCACTCCCCCTTCATCCTGTCCGGAAAGGACCGCGCCAATGCCTCCAGCCGGGCCCGCGTAAACGGGGCCGGCCCCGCCAGGTCAGGGCCAGCCAGCATCTGCAGCTCTGCCGGGGTCAGGCGCCAGAACACCTCGGGGGCCAGCCCAAGCTGCCCGATCCCCAGCCGCATCAGGCCTGTCCAATCGATCCCGCTCATGTCCTGCCGGACGCCGGGTCGGGCAGCGCAAAGGCCCGCGCTAGCAAGTCTGCCGCCAGCCGCGCAGCCCCGCCAAGGCCACCGGCGATTTCCGCCGTGCGAAGATCCTCCGCCGTGCCGCACCAGCCTCCGCCACGCAGGCCCGCCACGATCAGCGCCATCACGTCCCGCGTGGTAAACCGCCCCTGCTCGAACCGCTCGACAAGATCCACCAGGCTTCCCGCCTCCATCGCAGCCTCAAGCTCTGCCAAGGCACCCAGCGTCAGCCGTGCCACATGCGCCTCACCATTCAGCGTTATGGTCACTTCACCGGCCCAGGGGTTCGCCATCACAGTGCCACGAAGGTCAGCAGACCGGCCGAGGCCAGCGTCAATTCATAGGTCGCTTCGCCGTCAAAGGTCCCTGCATACTCCAGCGCCGTGATCTGGAACGGCCCCTCGATCGTCCCGAAATCCGGCACGATCACCTGAAAGTCCGGCATCCCGCCCGCAAAGAACACCTGCCGGGCACGGGCATCGGTCTGCGCGTCGCGGAATACCCCGGATCCGCTGAGGGATGCCGATTTCACGCCGGCCCCCGCCAGCAGTTCGCGCCAGCCGCCCGGGCTGTCCAGGCTGGTCACATCCACCGGTTCCGCATTCAGACTGATCCGCGTGGCGCGCAACCCCGCCACTGTCTCGAACTGCCCCGACCCCGACAGGTCAAGCTTGATCAAAAGGTCCTTGCCGTTCTGGACAGGCATCCCGCTGCTCTCCTCAGATGTTTCGTTATCCGCCCGGCGCGCCCTCAGTCCTCGACGCGCGCCCGGAAGGTCATGTCGATGCGCCGCACCCGGCCATCATCCCGCCTGCGCGCCGTGGCGCGCTGAAACCACAGCCCCACCAAACGCCCCCGGCTCAGCTCCAGGGCCGCAGTGTTCAGCGCGTCGGAAATGGCCACCGCCATGTCCTTTGCGGCGTTGAACCCCGCCGCCTCGCTAATCACGCTGACCGTGAACCGGTGCTCGGCCCCGGACCCGCTGGCATCCGACTGATCGCGCACCTCCTCGCTGCCGATCAGAACGAAGCTGCTCCCCCCCTGCCCCTTGGGGATCGCATCCACCACCGGGATGCCGGCCAGCTCCGGCAGGGCGGACAGGTGCTGATACACCGCTGCCTGCAGGGCCGCCGCCTGTCCATAACTCATGGTGTTCCCTCCTCGCGGGCAAAGCACAGCAGGTACCGGCCCGCCGCGTCCCGCTCGGTCACAGCCAGAATTCGGAACAATCGCGTGCCGTCGCGAAAGCGCTGCTCGGGGCGGGGGCGCTGCTCGGCCCCCAGGGGCGCGCCGCGCACGGTGATCCGATAGGTCACCGAGGCGCGGGTAAATTCCTCCACCGGTGCGTCGCGTCCCGTGCCCGCCCTTACCTCGGCCCACAGGGTCCCCAGCGCCTGCCAGCGCTCGGCATAGCCGCCCAGCCCGTCCGGCTCCGTCCGCAGCCGTTCCAGAACCAGGGGGCGCGACAGGGAAATCCGGGTCATGCCGGTCCCCCGCCCAGCATGCGGACTGTCCGCCAGCGCTCGATCAGCGACAGGATGGCAAAGGGCAGCCCCTGTTCGCGCAGCCCCATCTCGTCGCGCCGCTCATACAGATCAGCCGCCAGCAGCATCACCGCCTGCCGCAGGTCCGCAGGCACGTCACCCCAGGCCGGCCCGAACCCGGCCGTGAACACCAGCACGACCTGTCCGGCCGCCGGAACGGCTGGCAGCAGCGGCCCCTTCGGCGCCAGACGCGGGCGGTGCAGATCGGCGATCAGGCGGTAGAGTCCGGCATCCAGCAGCGTTGATCCACCCGCCCCATCCGTCAGGGTCACCGAGATCACGCTCCGAACCGGCGCGATCGGCAGCGCCTGTGCCGCCGGATCGCGCCAGTCGTCCAGCACAAAGCGGAACACGCGCTGCAGCAGGGCCTTGCCCGTCCGCCCCTCGATCACCGCAATCGCCGCCCGCAGATAGGCTTCGATCAACCCGTCCTGCAACCCGTCCTCGGCAAAGCCCGTCCCCAGGCGCAAATGGTCCCGCATGGCCTGAAGCGGCAACAACGCGACCGGAACGGATGTGTCTTCGTGCAACATGAGGGGTCATCTCCGCATCCTGAAGGGTCAAGATCCTGGCGGGCAAAGGCAGCCTTCGCCTGGCGAAAAACCGCACCCCGCGCCGCCCCTAGGTCCGGGGCGGCGCATGGCCCGCCGTCAGGTCAGCGCAAACCTCAGCAGCTTGATTGCCGCATAATCGCTGATGTCACCGCCCACGCGCTTGGTGGCGTAGAACAGCACATGCGGCTTGGCCGAGAACGGATCGCGCAGAATGCGCAGCTCGGTCCGTTCCGCAATCGTATAGCCTGCGGCAAAGTCACCAAAGGCAATCGCATGGGCATTGGCGGTAATGTCGGGCATGTCCTCGCAGATCAGCACCGGATAGCCCATCAGGCGCGGCGGTTCCGCCACGGCCAGCCCGTCAGCCCACATGAACCGGCCATCGGCGTCCTTCATCTTCCGCACGGCCCCTGCCGTCCTCGAATTCATCACGAAGGTCGCATTGGCGCGGTACGGGGCGGCCAGCGCGTAAACCAGGTCCACGATGCAATCGACGGCATTTGTCGTCCGGAAGTCCCCGGCGGCGCCGCTTGCGACATAGCCCAGGCTGCCCCAGGTCCAGGTCGCATTCGTGACCTTGGGCGGCAGCAGGAACCCTTTGGGCTTGTCCACACCGTCGCCATTCACAAATGCCGCCGACTCCGACCGGATGAAACGCGAGGCGATCTTCCCGGCCAGCCAGCCCTCCACGTCAAAGGCGCTGTCATCCAGCAGCCGCTGGCTTGCCTTCGGCATCGCCGCAAGCTGGTGCAACCGGATCGAGATGCGTTCGATCAACGGCGTCGCCGTCTCGCTGACGGACCCGGTTTCGGTCACCCATCCGGTCCCCACGTCTGACCGGTCGATCAGCACGTCGTAGCTTGCGGCATCCACCGTGACGACAGTGGCAATCGACCGGATCGACCCGGTTGATACCAGCATCGACTTCACCGTATCCGCCGTGCGCGGGTCCACCAGAAATCCGCCATCTGCGGCCACGGCCGTGCTCAGGGCCTTTCCTTCCAGGGCAAGGCCGCGCAGCGCCTCGTCATCCCCGTGGCGCAGATAGGCGTTGAAGGCTTTCTGATGCGGCTCATCCGTTTCAACCGCAGTCGAAAGCACCGGGCGCCCATAGGTCATCGTCTTGGCTTGAAGCATGGTCAATCGCTCTTCCTGTTGATGCAACGCAGATTTCACCTCGGCCTGAAAGCCTTGGAATTCCTGCAGAAACCCCGTCATCGCCGTGGTCATCTGCTCAGCCGGTTCCGCGGCCTCGGGGCGCTGCGCCCCGGACCGGATCTTGGTCTCGCTCATGGTGTCCCCCGTGGTATCGCCGCGTCAGCGCGCAGCCAGATTGCGGCGCGCCTGTTCGAAAAGCCGCGCCAGCACGCTCCACTCCGCCTCTCCTGCCGGGTCGGCCTTGGCCTGAACCCGTGCCTCGGCCAGCATGGGAAAGGTCACCAGCGACACTTCCCACAGCTCCAGCTCCTGCAGAAGGCGCTGCCCCTTGGCATCCCGCTCGGCCCGCACCGCGCGATATCCGATCGACAATCCGTCGATCGCACCCGCCGCAAGCAGCGCCGCCGCCTCCCGCCCCCGCGCCACATCGGTAAGGATGCGTCCCTTCACGTACAGGCCAGTGGCATCCTCGCGCGCCTCGTCCCATACGCCGATGGGCTGTGCCGGATCGTGCTGCCACAGCATCTTGACCCGCCGCCCCGATGCGGCCAGGGCGGCAAGGGACGCCGCATAGGCCCCGCGCCCCACCACATCCCCGCCCTGATCCCGGCGCCCGAAGATCGAGGCATAGCCTTCCACCACCGATCCATCCCTGACCATGATCCCGGCCTCGGGGCGGTGGAACTTGCGTTCCGGCGCGCCCGCCTCAGTCATCTCGCCCATGTCGCTGCTACCTCATCGCTGCCGCAAGCACCGCCTCCGCCATCTGCGCCAGCAGAAAGCAGGCCACCCCGAAAACCCCTACCCAGATGCGCTTTTCCAGCCGCTCCAGCGCCGCGTCGATCTGGCCAAGACGAAACTCCAGCGCGGCCCAGCGTTCCTGCGCCACCCGCTCATTCGCCTCGATGCGTGCCGCCGCCGCGTCGAAGCTCTCGTACAGAAACCGCGATCCGCCACCTGCCTCGCGCATGCTCAGCCCTCCGCCAGCGGCGGCAGGCCAAGGGCGGCCCGCTTTTCGGCAGGGCTCAGGAAGTCCGCCGCCCCGACGCGCGCCCACAGCTGGTCGCGCTCCGCCGCCAGGGCGGGCACCTGATCGGGGTCCGGGCGCAATTCCACGTCCTGCCCGGTGAAAATCGACAGCCACTGCGAAATCGCGGCTGTCACCTTGCCGGCCAGGGGCAGCACCGTCAGCCGGTAGAAGGCGCGGTGGGCCTCCTGGTAATTGGCATAGGTCGCCTCCCCGGGTATGCCCATCAGCATCGGCGGAATGCCGAAAGCGATAGCAATCTCGCGCGCCGCCGCTTCCTTGGTCTGCTGGAACTCCATGTCCGAGGGCGAGAATCCCATCGGCTTCCAGTCCAGCCCCCCTTCCAGCAGCATCGGACGGCCCGCATTGCGCGCGCCCTGGTGGTGGCTTTCCATCTCGCTCACCAGCCGGTCATACTGATCGGCACTCAGGTTGCCCTGCCCGTCCACCCCACGGTAGACAATCGCCCCCGATGGGCGCGCGGCATTGTCGAGCAGGGCCTTCGACCAGGCCGACGCCGAGTTATGCACGTCCACTGCCACGCCCGCCGCCTGCAGCGGTGAAAAGCCGTAATGGTCATCCTGCGGATGAAAGGCCCGGATATGGCAGATCGGCGGCGGCCCGCCCGTCATCGCAAACCGGTGCGTCCGCCCGCCCACGGCATAGTCATAGGCGGCGGGCCAGCCATCCGCGCCCGGAACCAGGCTCATCCGGTCCGGCCGCAACACATGCAGCTCTCCCGGCAAGGCCGCAGCCCCCGGGACAGCCTCCAGATAGCCGTTTCCCGACAGCAGCAGGAACCCGTACAGCGCCTCGAACAGGTCGGCGCGCCCCTGCGCCGCATTCGGGCGGTGGATCAGCTCCAGCACCGGATGCGTCTCATAGCGCCGGTCCGGGTCCTGCAGGATCAGCGGCAGCGCTGCGGCCGCCTCGGCAATCAGCTTTACCGCGCGGAAGGCCACCGGGTTGCCCTGAAAGCCGGTCCGCGTCAGCGACACCGTATCCCTCGGGCTCCACACTGCGCGGCCGCCACCCCGGAACGTCACAAGCGCACCCGTGGCCGACGCCTTTTGCTCCTGCCCCCTTGCCCGCCCACGCCTCAGAAAGTCGAACTTCATTGCGAACCTGCTCCTCTGTCATCGGACATGCCGCACCCGGCGCCAGTCAGGCGCCCGGGAACCCTGGGCACGAATGCCTTTGCGAAAAATGCCCGGCTAAAGCCTGCGGATACCCGGCCGCTGCCAGGCCCGGGCCGGTTCGATCATCAGGTCGGTCAGCGCCCAGACCAGCGCATCCACCCGGTCGGGGCTGCCCGGTCCGGCATAGCCCTGCCGGGCAAAGCGGCACATCTGATCTTCCAGATCGCCCAGCCCCCCAAGGTGCCG